AAATATTAGGAACTACATTTGGGCCAGATATGCTTAACATGGTAGTTAAACAAGATGAAATAGCTAGATACTTAGTAGATAAAATGAATTTACCTGAAAAATTAGTAAGAACTCCTGAAGAACAACAAGAAGTAGTTTCAAGGTTGCAATCAGCACAACAACAAGCTAATATGCAACCAAATGAGTTGGGAGAAACTACAGACCAAGAAGTCCAATAAAACAGAAACAACAGAGATAGATAAGATTTATGCCTCTGTTTTTAATCAGCCTGATGGCAAAAAATTATTGGAACATTTGGAATCGCTAACCATCAACGCATATTGTTCACCACAAATGAATCACCAAACGCTATGGCATTTAGAAGGACAAAGATGGATAGTGGGATTAATTAAAAGTAAAGCAAAAAGAGGTACAGTAAATGAGTGAAGATCAATCAACAGAAAATACAGAAACTAATACAGAAACAGAAATACCATCATACGTTCCTGAAAAATTTTGGAACAACGATCTAAAAGAAATAAATGTTGAGGAGCTTGGAGCTTCTTACAAAGCATTAGAAAAAAAACTAGGTCAAAGAACTGAGGAGTTAGCTGGTACTATTCGAGAAGAAGTATTAGCAGATATTAGTGGCAACGCACCTGAAAAATATGAAATGCAAATGCCTGAATTACCTGATGGAGTACACATAGATGTTGATACAGAACAACCATTATTAAAATGGTGGGAAGAAACAGCTAGATCAAAAGGTTTAAGTAATGAAGATTTTAACAAAGGAATAGATGCTTTTGTACAAAATGAAATAGCTGGATTACCAGATAAAGATACACAGATAAATTTATTAGGTGAAAATGCTGTTCAAAGAATTGAATCAGCTGATCTTTGGGCAAAGAAAAATCTAAGTGAAAATAGTTATACAGCTATAGCTAATATGGTTAGTACAGCTGATGGAATAAAAGCTATAGAAGAAATTATGTCTTTAAATAAAGATGCTCCTATACCAAGTACAGAAACTAAAATAGATGTTTCTCTTGATCCATTAGATTTAAGATCAATGATGGCTGATGAAAGGTATTGGAAAGATGGAGCAAAAGATCCAGCATACATTAAAAAAGTTACTGACCTCTACGAAAAATACTCAAACAAAGCGTAAAAAAGTTAAGATACTCTGGAGAGATGCTATCAGCCATGCTGAATGGCTCTCTCCTAGTGAAGCTAAATTATACAAACCAGCAATAAATACTACAGAAGGTTTTTTATTAGAAAAAAACAAACGTTCTACAATCGTTTATATGTCATACAATGATACAGATATTGGCGATTTAACTGTAATCCCTACAGAAAATATACAATCATTTAAATTTGTGCGTTGAATTAATTAGTTATTTATGTAACTGATAGTTTAATAAGACCTCAGATGGCATTAGGATCGCCCCAATTAGGATAACGATTGCTTCCAAAAGAGATAATCTTTTTACATAAACTAACTAACTTAAAGGAGTTAAAATGAGTGCATCTATAAACAATGCTTTTATTACCCAGTTTGAAGCTGAGGTACATATGGCATACCAAAGAATGGGTAGTAAGCTTAAAAATTTAATTCGTACAGTTAATGGTGTATCAGGTGAATCTGTTAAGTTCCAAAAAGTAGGAACAGGAGAAGCAACAACTAAAGCTAGACATGCAGAGGTTGTAGCGATGAACATTTCACACACTAACGTAACAGCAACACTTGCTGATTACTATGCATCTGACTATGTGGATAAATTAGACGAGTTGAAAACCAACATTGACGAAAGAGCAGTAATTGCAAACAACGCAGCTTATGCTCTTGGTCGTAAGACTGACAGTATTATTACAACAGCTATGGATTCTGCTACTAAAGTAGCAAACAATGCTGGTGCAAATGGTACAGCTGGATTAGCAACTGACATGAATGTAGCTAAATTCAAAGATATGCAAGCATTATTTGGAACAAACGAAGTTCCTGATGATGACCAAAGATATTGGGCAATAGGCCCAAATCAATGGGGCGATCTATTAGCAGAAGATAACTGGTCAAACCTTGACTATATTGGCCCAAGTCAATTACCTTTTGCTGGAATGAACTATACAGCTAAAAGATTCTTAGGATTCTTAACTTTTGTTCACTCAGGTCTTGATACATCTGGAGCAACAGATAGACATACTATTTGTTGGCATAAATCCTCAATGGGTTTAGGCGTAGGTTCAGAAGTAAGAACTGAAGTAAACTACATTCCTGAGAAAGTAGCTCATCTATTAACATCATACCTATCAATGGGTTCAATCTTAATTGATACCAATGGTATTCGCATACAGAAATGTGCAGAATAGGAATAATCAATGGCATATGCACTAGACAATCCTGTTAAAAAAGCAACTCAAATGGGTGATACTAATTCTTTATGGTATTACACAGATGGAGATGCTATTGGCACTATAGATAATGCAGATTATTTCTTATTATCTAATGCTGATTTAACTGCTGGAGATGTTATTATTGTAAATAGTGGTGGATCAAATGCTGTAGTAGATATTTTAATTGTATCTGCTTCAACTTCTTCTACTGTTACAACTGTAATATTAGCATAATATAATTAAGAAGTGGGGGAGAAATCCCCCACTGATAAAGGATAAAAAATGGCAATAACAATAGCAGCTAGAACATTAGCAAAAAAATTACTTAAAAATAAAAAGCTTAAAAAAGCAATCAATGTAACTACAAAACAAACTACTAAATTAAAAAATGCAGCAAAGTCAGGTGCAGCTAAAGTAGCTGGAGCAAGTGCAGCCAGTGCAACAACTGGAGCAAAAACACTTGCTAAAAAAACAGTTTCTAAAGGAAAAGAATTAGGTAAAAAAGCAGTTAAAAAAATTATAGAAGGTGCAAAAAAAGCATCTACAGTTACAGCTGGGGCAGCAACAGGAGCTGTTGCTGGAGCTGCAAAAAAAGCTGGTAGTGCAATATCTGCTAGAGTACCAGCTGGAGTAAAAGAAACAGTTAGAAAAGCTGGGGTAAAAACAAAAGATTTAGGAAATAAAATAAGATCAGATGCAGACATAGGAGCTACAATAGCTGGTAGAAAAGCAAAAGCTGGTGTAGCTGGTGCTATGGGAATAGGTAAAAAAGCAAGTAAGGCTGGTAAAGATTTTGCAAAAGCTGAACCATTTATGGCTGGAATGGCAGCACAAGGAGCAATAGATATTCCATTGACTGTAGGAGCTGTTGCCTTAACAGCATCTATGGTTAAATCAACCACACCTAAAGAAGCATTATTTGATGTAAAAAAAGAACCTGATGGAAGTTTTAAAACATCATTCAATGATGCTAATAAAAATGTAATTGTTTCTAATGAACAATTAAGTTCAAAAGAAATGGGAATAGTTAGAGGAGCAATATCTGGGTTAGATACTATTTTACTTTCAGAAGATCCAAGAAAACAAAGAGATATGTTTAACGGATATTTAACTTTATTAAGTAAATATGGAGTAACATCTATTAATGGAAAAAATTTATCAGTAAATTTAGCTGGATAAATGGCAGTAACTAAAGTAGATATAGCATCAAGAGCTTTAGTAATGGTAGGAGCTAATCCTATTTCATCATTTACAGATAATTCTACTGAAGCTTTAATTACAAATACTATTTATGAAGAAGTAGTAGAATCTACATTATCAGAATGTTCATGGCGTTTTGCTATGGGCCAAAAACAATTATCTTTGTTAGCTGATGCACCAACATCAAGATATGAATATGCATATCAGATGCCAGCAAACCCAGCTGTTATTACTATAGTAACTGTAACTAATAATGATAATCCAATACCCTATTCAAGATATGAAGATAAAATTTATTTAAATGGCTATGGATCTGAAAGTAAAGTTTATATGGACTATGTATTTAGACAAGATGAATCTTTGTTCCCAACTTATTTTAGACTAGCTTTAATATATAGATTAGCTAGTGCATTTGGTGGATCATTAGGCAGAGATGCATCTATGATTAATGCTTATGAAGCTAAAGCAGAAAGACAAATTATTAGAGCAAGAAATATAGCATCTCTAGAAACTACTACTAAAAAGTTAAATACTACTAGATTTATAGCTGAAAGAAGGAGCAGTCGAAGTGGACTTGTTAATTACTAATGCCAAGAAAAGTCAGACAAGTATTTACCAACTTTTCAGCTGGAGAACTTAATCCTCTATTAAACGCTAGAACAGATGCTAAAGCATACTTTGAAGGTGCTAGACAATGTAAGAACTGGTATCTCTTAGATGAAGGTGGTGTTATGCGTAGACCAGCAACGCAATTTACAGCAGAATTACCAGCAGAATCTAGAATAATTCCATTTATATTTGCAGAAGATGAAGTAGCTATATTTGCATTATCAAACAATAGATTAGATGTTTATAACTCTAGTGGTACAGCAATAGCTAGTAATATTACTTCAAACTGTAACTGGACTACAGCACAATTATTTGAATTAAGTTATGCTCAGTTTGCTGATACAGTTTTTATTTGTCATAGAAGTAATCCTATAGTTCAAATCAAAAGAACTGCAGCCTCTACTTTTGCAGTTAGTTTATATACATTTGAAGAAGATGATAGTGTAAGTGTAGGTGGAGCAAACAAGACACTACAACCATTTTATAAATATGCAGATACTGCTATTACAGTTACTTTATCTGCTCACGCTACTGGCACAGGAAGAACATTAACAGCTAGTGCTAATGCTTTTAGTGCTAGTTATGTAAACACATATTTAACAGTAAATAATAAACAAGTTTTTGTAACTGGATATACAAGTGCTACTGAAGTAACTGTTACTGTTTTAGAAGATACAGTTACTACTGGGCCTCATGCTGATTGGCAAGAACAATTAATATCTACTGTTAGAGGATTTCCACAAGCAGTTACATTTCACGATAATAGACTTTGGTTTGGTGGTGTTAGAGATAATCCTTCAGTTATTATTGCTTCTGAAATAGGTGGATATTTTAGTTTTGATTTAGGAACAGGATTAGCTAATGAAGCTATTAATGTAAACATTACAGCTGATACAGTAAACGAAATTAGACATTTAATATCTGGTAGAAACTTACAAATTTTTACAGATTCAGGTGAGTATTATATTCCTCAAAGTAATGACAGTGCTATTACACCAGCTAGTATAGCATTCCTTAGACAAACACCTTATGGATGTAATAGATCAAGACCAATACCTTTTGATGGTGCTACAATATTTACATCTAAAAATGGTAAATCAATTCGTGAGTTCGTTTTTTCTGATTTAGAACAAGCTTATAAATCAAATAGTATTTCTGTACTTTCATCTCAAGTAATTGATAATCCTAAAGATATTACAATGATGACTGGTAACGAAGAAAGACCAGAGCAATTTGCTTTTTTTTTAAATAGTGGAACTAATTTAAATGGTCAAATAGCTATTTTTCACAGTATTAGAGATGAGAAAATAGCTGGTTGGACTATTTGGAATACTAAAACAAATGATAAATTTCACAGTATTACATCTATTAATGAATTTTTATTTGTAGTTACTAAAA